GATTATACAGCTACATTAGATAAACTAAAAGAACTAAAAGGAGAATAATATATGTATGACTACAATTACAGAGTATATGGATACATAAATGGAGAAGGATATATGCTTATAGAAAGAACAAAAAGTTTTAAAAAGGCAATAAGCCATACAAACGACATGAGATTTGATAAAATACTTATAATTAGACATAACATTGACTTAAACATGGACGAACCTATTATATTTGTACCATTATATGAAAGAAAAGCAAAAGTTAGGAGAAGATAATATGAAAGAAATAAAGATAATAGATTTATTAAATATGATAGCAGAGTGTAAAGAAGTACCTAGCATAATAAAATATGAAAAAAGTACCATGGTTTTATGATGATGGTAGAGATGATTATTATCGTGAAGTGTTAGGACAAGGGAAAGAGTATTTATTTCAAACAATGTTTGATATTAAAGTGGTTTATATGTTTATTAATAACACAGTAGAAATAATAGAAGAAGATAATAACAAGATAGAATATTTAAACATAGATTCTTTTTCAAGTTTAGAATGTAAAGCAATAGGAAGAAGAGTAAACAAAATAATAGATAAAATAAATAATATGGAGTAAATATGACAAGTGAAATAAATAGCGATAGTTTATTTGACTACATAGTAAACACAAACGGAGAAAAAATTATAAATGAAATAATGCAAAGATATAATATTGAAAACTATACTTATGATATTGATAATAAAACACTAATCATTTATCAAAAAATATCAGTAAGGAAATTTATTAAAATAAGAAACGAAACAAAAGACAGAATAGATAATTACATAATTAAAACAGATAAAAGATTAAATGTATAAGGTTTTGGTTGAATAATAAGGGAGGTACTAATGGAACTATTCGAATTAAAGGAAGCGATAGAAGAAACAGAGGCAGACAAAAGATCATGGGAGAGAAAAGTACAAAGATGTAGAGAAGAACTAGAACCAAAGGCAGTGGATACAACAAAAGAGAAAATAACAGGTGGAGGAGCAGGAAGAACGATAGAGGATGTAATGGATTCTCTAATTAAAGCAGAACGTATGGCACAACGCTGCAAAAACATGTTAGATGACTATTATCAAGAAGTAAGAGAAAAAGAGGAAATATACCAAAAATACAACGATAGAGATAAACAAATCTATGTAGATAAGAAACTATACAAGTTAAATAATGCGAAAATGGAAATAAAATATGGGCTTGGGAAAAGAGCAATAAATAAAATATGCAAAAAAATTGAAAAAAACAAACAAAGTTCCCCCTAGTTCCCGTTTGATATGGTAATGTGGTATTGTGGAAAGTTAAAAGAACTTTTTACAACCCCTTTTTATTGAATTTTTCAAAGTGTCGCCTTTATAGGTGGCATTAGGGTAGATGAATAAATTTGTAGGTGGCGGTATGATACTATTTATTGAACTAGAACAATCCACCTATTTCTAGTAGGTTTATTATCTATTCTAATGGTGTCTATAATAGGACATCAAGGTTTATTTACAGTTGTAGTCCCAGCTACAATTTCACTATCTTTTATGGATAGTGTACTGATTGATATAGGATAACTTCCAAGTGTTTCTTTGGAACCTTGCTCGAGATATATCAGTTAGTACAGTATCTATAACGGATACTTCTTTACTAGGAACTAGCAATAGTTCTTTTTTATTGGGTGAATAATAGGGAAACTGGACGAACTTTTTATAGCAGTTAGAGGGGTTTGCGTAGTTCGTAAAAAAAGTGAAGCAATCACTATAAAATAGGGAGGTGTATAACCTATGAGTAGAATAGACAACTTAAAAGGCAAAGAACATAAGTTAACAGCCGAAGAACTGTCTAAAGGTGGGAAGAATAGTGCTGAAACAAGAAAGATAGCAAAAATGTTTAAAGCAGCAATAAATGACACAATGACAGATGCTGATTTAAAAGAAATGACCAAGAAAATGATCTCACTTGCTAAAAAAGGGAATATAAAAGCATATGAAGTGTTAAGAGATACACGAGGAGAAAAGCCAAAAGATAAAATAGAAGCTAATTTAGAAGTATCTTATGAAGAAGCATTAAAAGAAGTTGAATCAGATGAAGAGTATTAACACACTAAAGTATATTGAGAAATATATAAAGATAAGGGATAAAGCTGGAGGAATAATTGATTTTATTCCAAATGAACCACAAATGAAATTGTATAACATAATAAAAGAACAAAAGAAAAAGAAGAAACCAGTAAGAATAATAATATTAAAAGCTAGGCAAATGGGATTTAGTACATTAACTGAATCAATACTATTTAAAGAAACATGTACTAAATTTAACATAAATACAGGTATAATTGCTCATAAAGAAGAATCAACAACGAACTTATTTAACATGAGTAAAAGGATTTATGACAATTTACCGCCAGAAATGAAACCATCTAAAAAGAATAGTAACGCAAAAGAATTGCTCTTTGATAACGATAAAGGCACAGGATTAAAAAGTAAGATTAAATGTATGACAGCAGGCAGTGATGGTGTAGGTCGTTCTGATACATTTAATAATCTGCATATATCAGAGTTAGCATTTTGGCCTGGGAACAAAAAAGAAACATTAACAGGTTTGTTTCAAGCAGTACCTAACTTACCAAATACAATGATAATAATTGAATCTACAGCAAATGGATTTGAATATTATAAAGATTTGTGGGATATGGCAGTTAGAGGAGAATCCGATTTTATTCCATTGTTTGTTGGTTGGAATGAATTAAAAGAATATCAGATGCCATATACGGGATTTAAGTTAACTAAAGAAGAAGAAAACTTAAAAGATGCCTTTAATCTAACACTAGAACAAATAACGTGGAGAAGATGGTGCATTGCTAATAACTGTGGTGGAGATATAGAACAATTCAAACAAGAATATCCTTTAACACCACAAGAAGCATTTATTACATCAGGTCAGACAGTATTTGACACTGAAAAACTTGTTAATAGATTACAAAAGATAGATAAACCACTTAAGACAGGTTATTTTACATATAATTATGAACCGCCAGCAGGAAACAAAATATTTAATATAAAATGGGTTGAAGATAAAAATGGATATATAAACATATATCAAGTACCAAATAGTCCAAACATAACAAAATATTGTATAGGTGGAGATACGTCAGGAGAAGGAAGCGATTATTTTACAGCACATGTACTAGATGCTAAAACAGGAATGCAAGTAGCAACAATGAAAAGGCAATTTGATCCAGATGAATATACAAAACAAATATATTGTTTAGGTAAATATTACAAGAATGCATTAATAGGTATTGAATCTAATTTTGATAGTTTTCCTATAAGAAAGCTACAAGAGTTAGGATATGATAACCAATATGTAAGAACAAAGATAGATACATATACAAATAAGACAGAAAAGTATTTTGGATTCAGAACTACATCAATAACAAGACCGACTATTATATCAAGGTTGATAGAGATAGTAAGAGAACATGTAGAACTTATTAATGATAAAGATACAATAGAAGAGCTATTAACAATAATAAGAAATGAGAAAGGCAGAATAGAAGCTCCAGAAGGTGGACATGATGACCAGATGATGGGGCTTGCAATAGCACACGAAGTAAGAAACCAAGTATCATTTATACAAGAACCACTAACACCATATCCAGAATTTAAGGAATGGGGATTAGAGGTAGTAAATAACAAAGATTATGGTGAACAAATAACGATAATATAAAGGAGGGTATAATATGAAAAAGAGAGTATTAAGAGCAAAAAAAGAAATGGTAGAAGTAAAGCCTGTTAAAAAAGAAGAAAAAGAAGTTAAGAAAAGCACAAAGAAGAGTGATAAATAATGAGTGAAACATTGATATTAATTATAAGCATAGGATTTATGAATATCTTATGTTTTTTTATTGGTGCAAAAGTAGGACAGAAAGTAGTAAATAATAAAGAACTGAATCTACCTAATCCTATAAAGGCAATAAAAGAAGATATACAAGCTTATGAAGAAACCAAAGAAGCAATGAAAGAGCAAGAAAGGTTAGATACCATTGCTTATAACATAGATGCTTATGATGGTACTTCAATAGGTCAAAAAGAAATACCAAGATAACAGGAGGTAGATCATGGATTTAGAAGAACTAAAGAAAACAGAAGTGTGGGAATTATTTGAAAAAGGTAAGAACTATTTAAGACTTAACAATGTCTATACTGATACTGATAGAAACTATCAATTCTTTAATGGTAATCAATGGCAAGGTGCAAAGATTGAAGGAATAGAACAAGCACAATACAACTTTATAGAAACAATAGTTAATTATAAAGTAAGTTCTATTAATCAAAACTTGTATCAAATACATTTCTCTAGTGAAAACTTTGAACATAGAGAGTTTAGAAAACAAGCAGAAAGAACATGTGAACTTTTAGATAGAAAAGCATCTAGAGTATGGGAAAAAGACCAACTAGATGTAAAGGTTAAAGAAATGTCTTATGATGCTTGTATAAACGATGAAGGAATAATGTATGTTGATTATGATGAAGAAACACAATCACCAGTAAATGAAATCCTAGACAAACAACAAGTACATTATGGTAATGAACAATCGAGTGATATTCAAAGTCAACCATATATCATATTAAGTCAAAGAAAACCAGTATCAGAAATGCAAGAAATAGCAAAAGCTGTAGGTATTAGTGAAGAAAAAGTTAAAAACATTTTAGGAGATAACGATACACAAGAAGAAGCAGGACAAGAAGCAAAGATAGAAAAAGATGATATGTGTACAGTAGTAACTAAAATGTGGAAAGAAAAAGGAACCGTGCACTTTAGTAGAGCAACAAAATACGTTGATTTAATAAAAGACGAAGATAGTGGATTACATTTATATCCTATATCACACTTTGTATGGAAAGAAAAAAAAGGATGGTCAAGAGGTGAAGGAGAAGTAAGATACTTAATACCAAACCAACTTGAACTTAATAAAACACTAGCAAGATGTCTTTTAAGTATAAAACAATGTGCTTATGCTCAAAAAGTTGCTA